CCCCGAGCAACACCCGCGGGCTCACCGGGGCGTCAGGACGGAACGTGAGCTGGACGAGCTCGAGGCCCGCGGTCTGATCTACACGCGAGGCAGCGACCGATGATCACCACGCCCCGCCGCCGTCACCGCCCGCCCGACGCGCGCAAGACGTTCGCCGGCGACCTGCGCGAGGACCTGCTGGTCATGGTGCGGGCGGCGACCATGCTCACCTGGCCGTCGGAGAAGTACGCCGCAGACCCGGTGGGCTTTTGCCGGGACATCCTCGGGTTTGAACCGTGGGAGCTCCAGCGCCGGGTGATGCGGGCTGTGGTGGCTCATCCGCTCGTGAGCGTGAAGAGCGGCCACCGGGTGGGAAAGAGCTGGCTCGCAGGCGCCCTGGCGCTTTGGTTCTACTGCTCGTTCCCGGACGCTCGTGTGGTCTGCACCGGGCCGACGTCGGCGAGCGTCCAGGGGATTATCTGGCGCGCGATCAAGCAGCTGTTCACCTTCTCCGGCCGCTGCCTCGCGTGCAACCTCGAGGATCCGACCGGGACGCGTCCCTGCCCGCATGGCTCCATGATCGACGGGCGTCTGGGCGAGCGGGCCGCGACGGGGCTGGTCTCCGACGACTTCAGGGAGATCCGGGGCTACACCGTCAAGGATGTTGAGGCTATCACCGGTACCGCGGGCGCGAATCTGCTGTTCATCATGGATGAGGCGAGCGGCGTCAGCGACGCGATCTTCGAGGGCCTGCACGGCAACCGGGCCGGCTGGAGCTCGTCGGCCGGTATGGTCCGCATGCTGCTCATCGGCAACCCTACGAAGACCGTCGGCGAATTCTACGACTCGCACGAGCATCCACGCACGAAGCTGGTCTACCACCGGATCACGGTGAGCTCGCGGGAGACTCCCAACGTAGTCCAGGACAAAAACGTGATCCCTGGGCTCGCCACCCGGGAGTGGATCGACCAGATGGAGGCCAAGTACGGCGAGGATTCTTCCTTCGTCAAGGTCCGCGTCGACGGGGAGTTCCCGGTCGGCGAGGACGGCAAGGCGTTCTCCATCGCCATGATCACAGATTCTCAGCAGCGCCACGACGAAGCCGAGGGCGTGGGCATGCTGCAGATCGGTATGGACCCCGCCGGCGAGAGCGGCACCGGCGATGAGACCGCCATGGCGGCGCGCCGCGGAGACAAGATCTTTCCGCTCCAGCGTTGGCGGGGGCTCACCGAGCACGCCCACGCGGTCCACCTGCTGGCGCTGATCGAGCAACACCGGGAGCATCCCCGGGAAAAGGCAATCGTCGTCATCGACAGCGAGGGGCACATCGGCGCGAGGGTCTACGCGCACCTGGCGGAGCTCGCCTCCCGCCCCGGGGCGACGTTCGAGATCCACCGGGTGCGTGCGAGCGAGCCGGCCTTCCGCGAGCCGATGACCTTCGCGTATGTCCGAGACGAGCTGGCGCACGAGCTCCACCGCTGGATGAAGGCCGGCGGAGCGCTACCCGAAGACGAGATGCTCGAGGCGGAGCTCCACGCGTTGGAATGGGAGCGGGGCGTGCGGGGCCGGAGCAAGATTACGCCGAAGAAAGCGATCCGCAAGGCGCTGGGCCGCTCGCCCGACAGCTACGACGCGGTGTGCCTGGCGGTTTGGCCGGTGCTCAGCGAGGCCGCCGAAGCAGCGGAGGTCGCCGAGGACGATGACGACGATTGGGGGCTCGATATCGATCCATACGGTGGGGCAGAGATCGATCCATACGGAGGTTGAGGATGGCGAAGAAACGCCGGATAAAGAGCGGCGCGTCGTGCTCACGATGAGAGAACGGCGTCACCTGTTTCTCGTGCAGGGCGGCACGGACGCCGAATTCGATAGGATGGTCCATGGGGTCTTGAGCCGAGGATGGTGATGACCCGAGGTCGGCGACTGTTGCTTCTGGTTCTCCGCCGCACGACGGTGGCCCACGTCGCCTGCCGCTGCCGCGTGACCCGAGGGGCTGTCTACCACTGGCTCGCCGGCCGCAATGGCCCCGGCCCCCGCGCGCGCCGCGTCCTGCGGGACAGTTACGGAATCCCTGCCTACTCCTGGAGGGCCTAGAATTCCGCGCACTTATGCGTCCGCCTACCGACTCGTGCCAAAAGTAGGCACAGAAACGTAGGATTTTTTTCGCCGTTCGCCAGCATTATGCCCCCATGAGCCTTGGCCAGCGGATCGGCGACGGAGTCAGAGACACCCTGCTCATGATCGCCGGTTACTTCGGCGCCGGCATCCCAGCTATCGGCTCTGTCGATCTTGACCTCGATGACCAAGAAGTGCAGCGCGCCCGGGCTCTGTACGGTGGCCATCTTCAGCTCCCGCCCATTACCCGGACCCGGTGGTACCAAAAGGACGTCGAAACCGCCGAATTCATGGCGAACGGCGGCGATATGTCGATCGCGGCCCAGCTAATGCAGTATGCGGGGCGTGACGGCGTGCTGTCCGGGGTGATGTCGACCCGCACCGACGGGCTGGTTCGGCTACCGCGCACCTTCAAAGGCCCAGACGATATCGTCGGCGATCTGAACTCCACCGACATCTCGAGCCGGTCCGTGTTCGACGAAATGTTCCCGCCCGGCGAGCTCGCGCTTTTGGCCCGGGACGGGATTGGTTTGGGCATCGGCGTCGGCGAGCTCCGTCATATCGAGGTGAGGGAGTACCCGATTTTTGTGCGCCTCGACCCGCAATTCCTCCGGTACCGGTGGCAAGAGGATCGCTGGTACTACCAGAGCACGATCGGCTTGCTGCCGATCATCCCCGGTGACGGCAGGTGGGTCCTGCACACCCCAGGCGGCCGGCATACTCCGTGGCAGGCCGGTCTCTGGCGCTGCCTGGCCCGGGCCGCGATCCGAAAGGATCATGCCGCTCTAGGTCGGGACTCCTGGGAGGCGATGCTGGCCAACCCAGCCCGCGTCGCCATTTCGCCGGCGGGCTCCGCCGATCACCACAGACAGAGCTGGTTTCAGAAGGTGATGGCCTGGGGGCGAAACACAGTGTTTGGGCTGACTCCTGGCTGGGACGTCAAGATCCTCGAGTCCAACGGCCGGGGCTACGAGAGCTTCCGCCAGACGATCTCGGACCAGGACCAGGAAATGGTGATCGCTGTCGCTGGGCAAACGGTCACCACCGACGGCGGCACAGGGTTCGCCAATGCCGACGTACACAAGAGCATCCGGAGCGACCTGATCCAGGCCACTGCCGACGGTCTGGCATACACCATCAACACCCAGGGCCTGCCAGCTTTTGTCGCCGTCCGCTACGGCGAGGATCGCCTTGACGAGTGCCCGTCGATGATGTGGGACACAACGCCCCCGAAGGACCAGGCCGCAGCCGCCAGCGCGCTACAGATGGCAGGGACTGCGATCAGTACCCTGCGTGAGGCCCTGGCCGAAAGTGGACTCGAGCTTGACGTGCGAGCCGTCGCCGAGCAGTTCGGTGTGAAGATCGCCGGCGATATCGAGCGCGGCGAGCCCACCGCCGTGGACCTGGCACCGACGGATCAGGCGAATGTGGTCCTCGTGAGTGAGGCGCGCAAGGCGCAAGGACTCGAGCCGATGGGCGACGAGCGCGACGACATGACGGTGAGCCAGCTGGGCGACGTGGCAGAGGCCGACGCCGAAGCCGACGCAGAGGCCGACGCCGATGCCGAGGAGGCCGCGTGAGACAGCACCGGTACATTCCCCGCGGCGGCCCCCAGGCGATCGACCCCCAGGCGCTCTTCGGCCTCTTCGACGAGCTCGAGCTTCAGGGCAATCTGGAGCGGGCCGACGCGACGATCGTTACGATCCGCGGCCCGCTGAGCCAACATGCAGGATTTTGGGGCGACTCCTATGAGGCGATTCTGGCGCGCGTCGTGGAAGCATGTGCGAAGGCTGCGCCGGCCGTTCTGCTCAGGATCGACTCTCCCGGCGGCGAGGTGGCCGGTTGTTTCGACACGGCGCGGGCCATCCGGGCCGCCTGCGACCGCGCTCAAAAGCGCCTGTTGGTCCATGTCGAGGGCGAGTGTGCATCAGCCGCCTACGCGCTGGCGTGCGTCGCCGATCGGATCGTAGCGTCGCCGACGGCGAAGATCGGCTCGATCGGTATCATCGCGGTGCGCTTTGACGACACGGCCGCCGACGCGATGACAGGCCACAACGTCGCCCTGATCACCAGCGGCCAGCGCAAGGCCGACGGCAACCCCCACGCGCCGCTTTCGGCCGACGAGCTCCTGGTGCACCAGCAAGAGGTCGACGGTTTGGCGGGCGCCTTCTTCGCGCTCGTCGCGGTCTACAGGTCGCTGACTCCACAGAAAATCGCGGCCTACGAGGCCGCTTCGTTTCGCGGCGGCGCCGCAGTGCAAGCTGGGTTCGTGGATGAGCTCGGCAGTTTTGATCATCTGCTCGCGTCGCTGGGCGGCGCGCAACAGGGAGGAGCCATGGATAAAGAAGAGGAGGCGCGCGAGGCGCTGCGCTCGATCGCCGAGGACGAGGAGCGCGACGAAAAAGCGCGGGCCAAGGCCCGCCGAGCACTCGCCGCGCTGGACGACGAAGAGGAAGAGGACGCCTGCAACGAACCACGCGGGCAGGACGACGACGAGGACGAGGAAGAGGCCACAGCCGAGGCGACGACGACCGCGGCCGCGCCGTCCCCCACCGTGAGCGCAGCGACGGCTGGAGCGCTGGCGAATCACGGCGCCGTACTCGAAAGCCGGCTGGCCGCGCTGGAGCGGCAGCACGAGGCCGAGCGACGCACGGAACTGATCAAGGCTCACGGAGCGGTGCCGCCCGCCCTGGCCAAGCTGCTCGCGACGAAGCCCTTGGCGGAGGTCGAGACCCTGCTGGCCGCGGTGCCGAAGCCGAAGAAGCCGAGGCTGGGCGAAGCGGCGGCGACGGCCGTGGTGGCCGGTACCCGGGGCAGCGGCCGCGCATCTCGCTTGTCACCGGAGCAGGCCAAGGCGATGGATCGTGTCATGGGCCTCGAAAAGCCTGAATTCGGCGTGGTCAAGCGCGGCAGCGTGCTGATGCTCGGTGCGCCGCTCGACGATGGAGGTAAGTGAAATGGCACGCGTACGCTTCAAGACGCTGAAGACAATCCGGGTGATCCTGGCCAACACCGAGGTCGCGGTCAAGGGCAACCTGGCTGTGGTCGATACCGCCGACGGTTTGGCCTATTCCGCCGCGACGCCGACGACGACGCAGTTTCCGATCGGCCGATTCGCCGAGGCACTCACCGGCGACGGCGTGGCAACCGTGCTGATCGGCCTCTTCGAGGAGACCACCTGCCACGCCTGGGTCAACGACACGGCGCCCAACAACGTGACGATCGCCAACCTCTGGGGCTCCGTCTACATCAAAAACGGAACCACGGTCTCGACCTCCGACGGCGGCGGAACCCGCTCCGTGGCGGGCCGCGTGATCGCGATCGAGAACGGCCTGATCTACGTGCAGGCCGGCCTCGCCGTGACTGGCCCCTCGGGCGAGGGAGCAAGCTACTCGAGCGGCGTCGCTGACAAGGCCGCGCTCTCCGCGCTGGTGGCCGCGGTCCGTTACGATGGGCTGCTCGTCATGGTAAGGGCCGACGGCTCCATGTGGCGCTTCGTCGCCGCTTCTACGGCCACCGAAGACGAGGGTCAGGAGCTCGTGATCCAGCCGGACGCCGGGACGGGCCGGTGGCTCGCCGCCGACAAGTACAAGGTGCTCAAGCTGCCGATCGCCTACACGACGACCGACGGTGAGGCGATCTTGACGGTGCCCGCCGGCTTCGCGCTGCGAATCGCGGCTATGCCGTTCTGGGAGATCACGACAGACTTCACGGGCGGAGCATCCTCGGCGATCGGCGTATCGACCTCGATCACCGGCTACGAGACGGGCGGCGACATCCTCGGCGGCGCGACGGGCGACGTGGCGGCCACCCTGGTGGCTGGCATCGCGGCCGGGACGCAGGGCGGCGAGCTCGACGATAACGTGGGGCTGCATGACCTGGTGTTCGTGGCGGCCGACGAGCTTCAGTTCGACCGGATCACATCGGCATTCACCGCGGGCGCCGGTTTCGTGCGTCTCCCCGTCGCGATTGCGACGGTGGCGTGAGGAGGGTAGATCATGTTCATCGCAACCCTGGAATTCTTGCACGAGATCGAAAGCCGCATGGAGACCCTTTCCTCGCGGGCCTACGATAGCCTGCTCGAGAACCTTTGGTGGAGGTCCGTCGCCTCGGAGCGCACCAGCGTCTCGAAAAGAGATACGCTGATCTGGCTGATCAGCACGGCCCGCATCCGCAGGATGGAGAGCGGCCAAGCTCACTTCGAAGACATGGTGATGCAGTACACCGAGATCGAAAACGAGTTCGCGAGCGACGGCCTCGTTTTGCGCAAGGACCAGCTCGAGGACGTTTTCAATGGTATGCCCGGCGGCGAGGGCCTGCAGATGGCTGCGCGGTGGGCGTCCGACATCGGAGCTCAGGCCGCCTATTGGCCGCAGAGCACCGTGGCAGAGGCTATCCTCGCCGGAGCGGCTGCCGGCAGCATCAGCTACGACGGCGTGACGTTTTTCAACACTTCCCATCCAGTAAACGGCGTGGACACGGCCGACGGTACCTTTTCGAACATTCTCAACCCAATCACCGTGGGCCACGAGACCCGCATCGACGACGCTGTCACGTTGGACGTCGCCGTCGAAAACCTGTCGGCAGTTCGGGCCTACATCGGCAATATCGCGATGCCGAACGGGGTCCAGCCCCGAAACCTGCAGATGCGGACCATTTTGCACCCGAGGGCGCTGCGCACGCGACTGCTGCAGCTCCTGTACGGGAACTTCATCGCTCAGGCCGCGGCGTCGGGCGGCGGTTCGGCCGACCTGGCCGCCGTGGTGGCCGATTGGAAGATGGAGCAACCGCGCGAAGCGACAGAGCTGGGCGCGGCCTTCGGCGGATCCGATACCACATACTACGTCGTGGCCTACCAGCCAGGGACCGATGGGGACTTGGGTCCGCTCGTCTACCAGACCCGCGAGCCGTTCGGAATCATCATGAACGACGGAATGACGGATGCGGAGCTCCACCGCTCCCGGGAGATCCAGTGGCT